CAAAATATGGCCTTGCCGGATTTCTCATACCAAAATCAAATCTACTACCTCCACCATATTTCCATCCCATAGCAAATGCATCATCTGTATGTTCATCTGGTCTATACCAATAAGATATAGTAAATCCTGAGTTTGCAAGTGGTGTTCTATCACTACTTGAAAATCCTACACTTGTAGGGTCATTAGGATTAAAATTAGTTCTTACTAAATCCGCTCTAGCAGTTGCTCCAGTATCACCAGTAAATGATAAGAAATAAT